TGTAGTGTAATTGATGAAACACCACCCGCTTGTGAAAGATATTCACTATCGTTTGTACCCGCCGCTCCACCCGCGCCAATAACATAAGTGGCGTTGTGAAACCTACTTGCTTTACCGTACAGTAATAAGGGATGGCCACCTCGTCCTCCCTGTGCAGCAAAAGAACCACTTTGATCATACCCCCCGCCACCACCGCCACTAACCATAAACACCCACATATAATCATCATCAGCTACATTAGCTGGTTTGGAATAAGTGCCGCTTGTCGTAAACGTGCTGTCAGGATTACTGAAATTTGGATTAACTATTTGGTCTGGGCCTGTGCTTATAGTTCCCCAAGCTGCCGTTCCAGCACTAGCGTAGGTTAATACTTGGTCTGCTGCGCCACCAGCGGGGATGTGATTGTTGCCGCTGCCTGTTGGGTGAACGTATGTTGCAACGTGACTGTTTGTTGCTGCGTCTCTTGCTCTAGTCATTCTACTAACTCCCACAGACAAGTATCTTCATTAAGCCTGTAATTACCGTCTGGTTTTTGTGGGATAAAAGCATCCCTATTTGCGTCATAAGTCATACCGACCCCTGCAAAGTTTTTTCGCAGTGGTGTACCGCCAAGACGGTGCTGACCGCCGTATGTGTTGTAAGAGGTTTGCACCCAGCGACCAGCAATGTTGTCCACAAGATTTTCAACAAACTCTGCTTCCGCAACAATTACTTGCTGGACAATGCTGTTAGTTACTTTTGCATAATGTGCCATTATCTTTCCTTTATGTTGGGTAGCGGATTATAACGATGCCTGAACCGCCGTTAGAGCCATCGCCCGTAGCACCATTTCCCGCTCCACCACCGCCAGTATTTGCCTGTGCAGCCGATGGAGCGCCGCTAGCAACACTGTCAGCACCACCGCCAGCACCACCCGCAACTGCGTTAGGACCACCAGCACCACCACCTCCATAGTAACCTGAGTCACCTGTTGATGTTGCCGTCGCAAAAGTAGAGTATGTATTTATTCCCGCACCGCCAGCACCGCCAGTAGAAGTTCCATTTGCCCCTGCCGCGCCAGCACCTCCACCACCACCGCCACCCGCAACACCAGATGGATTGTTTCCACCCGCATTTCCTTGACCCGAAGTTCCCGCACCGCCAGTACCGCCAGCACCACCGCCACCTCCTGATCCACCGTCCCTACCAAGACCAGGATACAGTTGATTAGAGTACGAATACCCACCGCCACCGCCACCGATTGCAGAAGGATAAGCAGCGTCAGCATTATTCGCGAGGGTAGTATTTCCTCCATCGCTCCCAGTGTTGGCGACGCCTTTGGCACCTCCCGCGCCAACAGTAACTGTGAATGAAGCGGAGCCAATGGTTGTGGTTGCGTAAAGTATACCTCCTGCTCCACCACCACCTGAAGCATAGTCCATTCCACCAGCAGTACCGCCACCACCACCGCCACCCGCAACCAATAAATAATTTATCACACCCGAACCAGTTGCTGTAAAAGTACCTGAAGAAGTAAACGTATGATAAGTATAACCACCAGCGGTAGTGACTGTTCCACCTGTTCCAGTTAATTTTGCAACAGGCACACTTCCAATTCCAACATTTTCCCAGTAATTATTTCCAGCGGTGGCGTCTTTGAGAACATACATAAATCCTGTTGTTGTGTTTATCCATATATGCCCAACACCTGACGCTGGATTGGTTGATAAAGTAGGGTCGGACGAACTAACCGTTGTGTCGCTAAGTGACGCAAATGAACCCGCTGGACTTGCCCATGCAGCCGCACTTGCACCGCTATTAACGGTAAGAACCTGACCAGCAGAACCAAGTGTGGCTGGTAAAGCTACCTTACCCGTTGTGCTTATTGTTCCCGTAACTGCAACATTACCAGCAAATGTCCCGCCTGTTGAAGCCGCTACAGTATCAGCCACCGTAAATGATTTAAACGCTACAACTGCTAAATGGTCATTAAGTGCTGCGCCACTAGCCAGAACAATAGACGTTCCGCTGGTCGCTGTGTAGTCACTGCCGTTATCCAGCACGATGCCGTTTAAGGTTACAATGAGATTACCAGCCGAATAACTCAGCGTAGCCGAATTGTTGTCTGCTCCGCTAAACGTAGTCTGCCCAGCGGTAGCCGTAAACTCATAGTCCAGTAAACTTACAGCACCCGCGCTTGTCGCAAGTATCCAATTCCCGCCGTCATAAACTTTCATGCTTCCTACAGCAGAATCGAAAAATAGCGAACCAGAAACTAGCGCATTACCGTCGTTGTCTACGGATGGTTCGCTAGACTTACTGCCTAAATAGCGGTCATCGAATGTATCGAATGATGCCGCCGCTGCCGCCGCTGAGTTAGCCGCCGCACTTGCAGATGCCGCCGCATTTGTTGCGTTAGTCGCCGCTGCCGACATCGTTGGGGCCACACCCGCGACTGTTGCGATATTTGCGATCACACCAGTAGCTGCAAGATCGTCCATGTTCTGGATGTTGTCTGTAGTTGCCAATGCGGTGATCTCGGTGGATTTCCCTGCGACCGTGTTGACGTTAGTGATCGCACCAGCGACCGTATTGACGTTACTGACGGACCCCGCGACTGTGTTTAGGTTCGTGGTGTTCAACGCATTGAGTTGCGTTTTGTCACTACTTGAGAGCCAAGTGTTTTCTAAATAGTTTTTCGTCGCGACGTCTTGTGCCGCTGTAGGATCAGCGACGTTTGTGATTCGCTGTGCACCAGCGTCGAACAGGTCACTAGCGTTTTTAGACAACACGATCTCTGCGACGTCGTTGGCCTCTTGGGCCAGATAGAATGCTTGGAGACTATCTTTGTCGAGGATTTCGTCAGACAACACTGAGCCGGTCTGGTAGTCCACTAGCCGTGTGTTTGGTGAGGTAGCACGTTTAAGCACCACGACATCACCGGCAGTTGGCCCAGTGTTTAACTGGATGCGCGTACTGGTCGCGAAGGTGAATGCAGTTGTTGCTGTACCGTTGACCGTAACGCTGACATGAGATTGAGACAGGTAGGGAAACGACAAGTCAAACTGCCGGTTCTGTGGATCAGCTAGTCCAGCTTTATTGGCATCGACATTGAAAACGTCACGGGCATTAGCCATCATTACGTCCTTTCTATTTGTAACCGCCGGTCGCGACGTTGAAAATTTGCTGGTAGAGTTTAAACGGCAAGAGTTTCTGCGCGGTCTCTAGCCGATTGTCTTCGAAAGCCAAATTAAAGGTGTCGGTAAGCAGACCCGCTGACGGCCCAAGCACTAGAGACAGTCGTGCGTTCTCGCGGCTGTATCGTGATGCGCCTTCCGACATTCCCGTTTGGGTCGCAATGGCGTCGATGGGTGTACTTAGGTACGTCAGGAATCCTGATCGATCTATCGCGTCATACGCCCACGAACCCGCGTCCCGCTCTTTGATCTCGCCGTAACGCAGCATGTCTTTCGCACCAACAACGGCAGTACCCAAGGCGAGTGCAAAGGCAAACGAACTGAACGCTTGCATGTCCCCGTAGTTTGCCATTCGTTGAAACGCAGGGACCATAAACTTTGTCATCACGACAAACCCGTAAGTCTGGAACTGACCAATCATCTTAGCGTACTCGTTGGACATCAGAAACGGTGTGTCACCTTTGGACGGTGTCATCACGGCACGGTTCGCAGCGTTCTCCAAAGCAATCAAAACGTCTTGGTGCGCTGTTTGTCCGTCACGTCCTTCTTTGAGCCAACGATGCATTCCAAGTTCAAAGACACCCGCATCGTTCTCTTTGGGTGGGTATTTTTTGAACATCTTCTGGATATTACGCATCTCAGTCGATCCGAGACCTGACGCTGCAAGCTGTGCTATTTTGCCTTTGGCTATTGGATCATTGGCAGAAGCCGCCGCGAGTAAGCTGTCGTAATCCTTTGAGAGACGGGTAAAATTGTTCTGCATTTCGACCATCGCCAACATTTTGAGGCGCGAGTTCCACCACATCATACCACTGGCATACGAGGTGGTATCGGACAGTCCACGCATGATCCTATCGACACTGCTTGTGGTGTAATGCTTGACGGTCCCATAGTCACCAACGCCAGCTTGCAGTCGAGCATCGTCAGCACCGTTCATCGCCATCGTCCGGTTGCCGTGACCCATCAGTTCTAGTGCGTAAGCGAGACTTTTGATCTCGGCGTTACCCATGTTGCGTAGTGTCTGATTGAGTGCTTTTAGATTGCGATAGGACATCGTGCCGAAACCGGTAGTCAGTGCCGTGTTTGACAGGTCGGTCAAGCTGGGGATCACAAAGCCAGAGCCGTAGCGAATGTAGTTAAACTCACGGACTTTTTGCATCGTAAAGTTCAACAAGGATTCGGGATCGGCGGGTAGGTCTAATTGCCCAAGCTGTCGTTGGACACCCAGTTCGACGTCCTTGGTTGCCTTCAGTCTTTCGTTGTCCAGCTTGTTGATCTGCTTTTTCGTTGCGCCTTCACGCTGTGCCTTTGCGATCATGTCGAGGTAATCGTCATCGACTGCTTTGATCATTCCTTGCAGAATTTCCGTTTCGCTTCCACCAAAGTGTCCAAAGGTTTTTCTGAAGGCCATGCGCTGGGCGATATCGATGTTGGCACGGTAAAGACTTTCGTACATATCGTTTTTTAGAATGCCTAGTTTGTGGGCTTCCCGACGCTGTTCGTTTGTCAGCTTGATCATGCGCTCTTTGAGGCGCGACGATTCCAGCACGTCTGTCGATAGTGCACCGCGTGGTGCTTGAGAACTTGTGCGAGATCCGAGTGTGTTCGTCAGTTCTTCAACGTACTGTTCGAGTGGCTGATCGTTTTCTTTGCGCTTGGTCAGACGCTTGGCTTGCTTCAGTTTACGCTTGGCTTTCCGTGCACCTTTGGCTTGGTCATTCATGGCTGCGCGGCGTAGCTTTTTGACGGTCAAAAGTTGCTTACGCTTCTGCGTAGCGTCCACGACGTTTCGTCGCAGTGGGTCAATCTTAGCGTCTAACTTGTCGAGTTCTTTGTCCAGCTTTTTGATAGCTTGAGTGTTCTTATCGATCTTACCCTGCAAGTAACTGATACGGGTACTGCGTGGCTGTTTAGCTTTCACACGACCTTCAGCATCCGTTCTGATCGGCTTATCGATATTTGCCAGATCGATGTCAGCCGCCGTAAGATTTGCTTCAGCGTCTAGCACTTCTTTTTTAGTCGCGGTTTGACCACGATAGTTCACCATGTCCAGAAGTGCCTTAGCTTCCTTCACGGTTTCTTCAGCTTGCAGACGCATCTTTTGTCCTGGGCGTCCGGTCTTGACCATCTGGTCGATGTCTTTCTGACGCTGCTTGGCTTCCGCTTTTAACTTGCGGAGTTCGTCCAGCATACGATCATTCTTGGCCTTGCGATTGTCACGGTTCAATTTCCGCTGATCGCGTCTTGCTATTTGTTCTAGCAGAATGTCTTTTGCTTCTTTGACTGACGCTTTGATGATGTCGAAGTTGGTAGACCTAAACTCGGCAGCGGCTCTTACAGCTTCTTTTCGCGATGCAGTCGCTTCTAAATCGGCGTCCTCTTCCATCTTCTGGAGTTTCTTTAGGTCAGTCCGGTAGAGGTCGCCGGTCCACTCGCCCAGTATTTCGTTCTTGGCGGTAGCACCTTGTTCGACCGTATATACAGTCGGTTCACCATCCGAATTCTTGACCGTGACGTCTTCGACACCAAGCTTTCCAAATTGTTCTTTGGTCATCCCAAAAGTTGCTTCAAGAAACTCTTCTGTCGGATCGTCTGCAAACAGTTGCATGAAGAAGTTCCGAGCCGCAATCGGACTGCGTCTAATAGCCTTGCCGTCCCACAATTGTGGCGACACGAACTTGCGACCCAGACGTTCCTTTTCGGTCATCATACCGAGTTCAACCAGTTCGTCTTCCAGACGCAAATTGTAGTCGTGAAGAACATTAGCTTGCTCTTTGGCGCGTTGGATCACCATCATGGCGTTCCCTTTGCCAAACCGGTCGATCAGGTTGTCGATCACGGCGTCATCAATGTCTTCATGTGCCGCTTTCGCAATGATGTCTTCGAACTCGGTTTTGCTGATGGCACTGGTAGTTTCTTCAACGGCTTTAGCCTCACCGGACGCCATTGGTCCCGCTGCGACGTCGGACGCTAGACCTTTAAGATTGGCTCCAAGATCGGCGGCTTTTTCTTTAGCAGTCCGCAAGCGACCGGCGTCAGCACCAGCAAGGTCAAAACGTAGCTTTTCGAAAGCCTCGTTGACCGGCCCCAAGATTTCCATTCGGAAGGTCATGATGCGGTTCGTTGCGACTTCTTCCATCGATCTGGTAGCCACACCAGCTTCAGCGGCCTCGTCAATCATCCCACCACGGTTGTACAGTTGAGACGTGATGTCTCGGAACGTGCCACTGTTGGACGTCATGCCACGAATGAGAGGCGATGCGCGACCTACCGTCTTTGTGACGGCAGCAAGACCGGCAGCACCAACTGCTTTGACACCAGCACGGGCCACACCTTGTCCCATCAATGCGCCACGTTTAGCCATCTCGCTAGACTTTACAGCCGCCGCACCAACAGATCGACCGGCACCCGTCTCTGCGACCGCCTCGTACACCTGTTTGCCGTCTCTGGTGACACGCTTGAGTACGACACTTTCTGACAGTGACTCTCCAAGACCACGGACGCCCATGCTGACTTTGCTGTCAGGCCTAAAGACATAATTCGGGTTCGATGGGTTCAGAAAGCTGTCACCACGTCGAGCCGACACGAATAGCCCAAGACCACCGCCGAGACCGGAAGACAACGCAGTGTTCAATACGCTTTCTTCGATGGTCCGCACGTCGTTCATCAAGTGCAAACCGGCTTCTTGCACGACACTGAATTGTGCACCAGCCGTGGCCCATTTGGCTGGCTTACTGTTCATTAACTTGCCGACTTTACTGGCGGTCCCTAAACGCTTCGCAATGTTGACCCCAGGTATTAGCGTGGAGATATCAACAATGGACCCAATGCCACCAAGCAGCATTCCAAAGCCACTACCGTTCTGTAGCTTCGCACGGTCTGCAACTTGTGCGCGGAACGATGCCACACGGGCCTCGTATTGTTGCTGCGAGTAGACCATGTCAAACTGACCGTCTTTGACGAAAGCTTCCATGTCGTTGTCTTTGTCACGGTTCGCGTTCCAGTGCGCGTAGACATTAAAGTTTTCGTCAGGCCGGTAGTTCCATGAGTTAGCGTCACGACCACGGTCGAACCCGTAGCGGATCGTGCTGCCGATCCACGTTTCTTGCATCCACATTTCACCGGCTGTGCCTATGACGCCGAGACCTTCTACGTTGTCTGTGGAGTAGCGGCGGGGGATCGATTGGACCGTCTCGACGTTTGTCTGAGTCGTGGTCTGTTGGACCGTCTGTTCTTCAGCCATTACACGGCTCCTGTTTATCTCGATTTACTGGACTATTTGCGGAGTATGGGACGTTTAGATTTACTCACGCCACCAATGTTTGCCGCAATACGGTCACCCATGTTTCCAAGGTTGATCGAAATGTCTGTCTGCCATTTCTTACCGGCAGCTTTCAGTTCTTCTTGCCGAGCAAAGCCAATCATGGACGCTTGTTCAGTCAGTGTGGCTGACGATAGTGCTTTAATAGCGTCAACTTCTCGTCCTGACTTCAATGCTTCATAGAATGTTGTGCGTTTACTTCCCTCGTTAAAGTCATAAGTGTCCGTAATGACGGTTTCACCCGCATCGTTTATCTTAAAGTTAAATACACCAAGACCTCTGGCAATTCTTGTTTCGGGATCAAATAGCCCTTTCAATAAGGGTTCTTTAAGGATCGTTTCGTTTGTTGTCCCTAAGTCCTCGTATTTGATGTAAGAACGTCCGTCCGCTCTGGCTATCCGTATAGCTTCACGCATGGCATCCAACCCACCTTCGTTGAAATCGGCAGACGTTAACTTGCCCCCAGGACGCGCAGCGTTGCCTAAGAAGTTCACGAACTCAGATGTCCCAAAGGACTGTACGGCTTTCGTTACGCTTTCAATTGTGTCCAATGCGTAGTCCGCTGCAACTCCCGCCGCTTCACCAGCAACGTCAAGTGCTTCACCAACAAACGATCCAATCACTGCACCGGCACGATTGAAGACCGTACCGTCTTCGATATAGGCGTCCATAAGTGTTCCTTCAGAATCGTAGACTTCACCGCTAGTACTGATGGTGACCTCAAAGTCTTCTTCAGCGGTGTCAGTAATGGTGCCGAATGTGTAGTTCGATTTGTCTAAGACTTTACGGTTACGCTCAAGGACCGATTGTACCGTCGATAGACGATCCTCTGTGTCTGCTTGTGTTGCCGCTGCGCGTGACGCTCTTTCAGCTTTCTTAAATGCACTAACGGTAGTCATGTTGGTATCGTCTAGGAATGCTTCTTCACTAACCGGCTCCATCGTTGGCACGGCGTTCTTTGGATCGTCGCGACCTTCAGTGTATAAGAAGGTCGATAGATTGCCATCTGTGCCAATCACGATCTCATCGCCCTCGACCAGTTCACCGGCGTCTCTTGCGGCGATATAATCACGGGTGTTGTCGAAGAACATCGCGCTCTCCATATCGACGTCAAGTTCTGCCAGCTTGTCATTCATTGATCCGCTGATCTGCTTGAGAGCGTCGTTCATTTCTGTAGACATCCCAGCGTTCTCAATCGCCGCTCCGAGTTCTTCCGCAAGTGAAGTAACTTCAGGTCCAACAGGTGGTGGTCCTAATCGTGAGACAGTGATTTCACCGTCTTGGTCAGGTACGACAACAGGCACGATGTTGTTGTCTATCGCAGTGTCCACCGGTGTTGGCTTTTCGACGCCCAGCGCGATCTCTAGCTCACTCACAAGTGCTTCCGTTCCGACACTGTCGGGCCGCAATTGTGGGCGTAACGATCTGGCGACACCACCAGCCGACGCGGGTACGGGCATATCGTCAGGTCTCAATCGTGGTTTTAGTGAACTCTGCAAGCCACTATCTGGCTTTGCCGTTGGTCTCAGCCGTGGGCGTAATGATCGCTTGAGACCACCACCTTGGACCTTTGCGCCCTGATTGGGTCTCAATTGTGGTTTCAACGAGGTCTCTGGAGCAGTGACTTTACGTGGCACAGGCATCCCAAACATCGCTGCGTAATTACTTTCAGACTCCCCACTGATTATCTCGTCTGACCGATACTGGGCAAAATGCATCGCTTCTTGCTTTCGACGCAACGCCAACGATTTGTTTTTCGATCCGTTGGACTTGTCGCGTATCTCAGTGATTGCCTTTTTGACGTCGCCGTTCTTTATGTGTTTCACTAAGTTCGGACCCAGTAGCGCAGGGTTGTGCATCACTAGTGACGTTAAGGTCATACGCTGGGGTCCGCGCAGTGGTGCACCATCTGTCAACTCAGAGATCAGCTTGTCTGCTTGGGCGACTTGGGCCTCATATAGTGCACGGCTGTCACGGCTGCTAATACCTTCAGTGCCGTCCATCAACGCTTGCATCTGCTTGGGGGTCTTTCCGAGTACACCCGCCGCCAGCGCATAGTTCTCTGGATTGTCCAGATTGAACTCGTAGCCAATTACATTACGACCAATCGCGTCTTTTTGTACGTTTTGACTGAACACGCGGTGGCCCGTGATGAAATCAAAACGATCACGATTGTAGTCACCAGCTTCCATGTCGAATGCTGATGGTCCAATCTTTGAGTACACCTCGTTGTCCAGCATCTCAACGTATTCGCGATGTGGTAGGTCCAGCATCGTGTCCTCGACCGTCACACCAATCGTCGGGCTGACGAACCCCCCGTCGCGATATGCACCACGATGCAATTCGTTAAGCAGACTGTTGTATTTAGCTTCGTCTCCGACGTCGTTAAGTGTGCTGTAATCAATAGGATTTTCGATGAGATAGTTGCTAATGGTGTCCATTTGAATTTCCTATTTAACTAAGTAGAACGGCTTGGGACCACCACTGCCATAGCGGGTGGGTTGATACTCACGCGGCGTAAGAGCGAGACGCTCAATGTCTGCCTGAGTCAATTTAGGTGTTCCAATAAATCTCGGCATGACAATCAATTCGTACTCACCAATCGCCCCATCCCCACCGTATCCAGTATAGATTGGCTCTAAACGAATTCCTGGTCCAAAGATTGCCACGGCGGCTGCACGATCTAGTGCCAGATCACCTGTGAAAGTCTGGCTGTATTCCCAATTCGCTGAGTTAGACAAAAAGCCACGCTCTTTACCGGACGGGTGATACCGGCTGTCTACTTGTATCGCTTGACCGACTTGAAGTGATACGGGCATTCCGTTTTCGTTAACAACGATCTGTGAGTTATCTCCGAGTCGAGGTATAGGTTTCGCTGTAAGTGTACCTTCAGTGAAGATCGAAAACGCACCATTTTCAATGTTCGATATGTCATTCTCCAAGGTCGCAACGGTGTCTTCGACTTCTCCGGTAGCCGTGTTGAGAACCGCTTTGCCCAGCACGATACCACCAGCCGTGTTGGTTGCTTGCCGTCCAGACTTGACGATGCCATTTTGAACCCACATTTGATTTGACACAGCGTTGAATGCCGCTTGTTGGACATCCTCAGTGCTGTAGTCACGATCTTGCGACATCTGATAGGCCACGTACACTTTACCAGCCGCCCTCAGTTTACGTTGAGTCTCAATGTCAATCCCACTGATTGATGACCATAAACCTGTAAATCGCCACTCATTTAAAAGCTGACGCTGTATCATCGCGCCCATTGCGTCTTCGTTAAACAGTTCAGTGACAGTTTGCTCACGTTCACGTTCATTAGCGGCATCAGGCACTAGGATTTCACCCATGCCTTTGCCGTCTAGTTGCTGCATTGCTTCAATAAAACCTGGATTAAAAGTCTTGGCAGCGGCAGCTTGTGGGGATGCACCATTCCGCATTTCGATAAACGCCGCCTCTGCGCCGAGTTTTGCAGCAAAGTCGTTCTTTGGTAACAATGAGGCTAGACTTGCGCCGGTCGGATCGGCAATCATCAAGGCTTCCAATGCGTATGATTGCTGTGCTGGATCGCCCGACGTCAGGTGTGACGCAAACTTCTGTTGTACATTCTTAGGGAAATTACCCGCACCGAAAGTCTGAACGTGATTTTTCAAGAATGCCCCAGCTTTTACTGACGCGCCATCGACACCCATTGGTGCATTCCGATTAAGCCAATCGAGGGATGCGGATTTGTTTTCGGATGGATCATAGGATGGTGCGGGTGGCAATCCATTAGCCACGTTGTTCATTGCGACCTGATTGAAATGGTATTCAGCAAGCTTTGAGCGTTCTGTGTTGATGTCTTTTTTGAACGCAGCGATCTGCGTCATGGAAATCCCTGGAGTATTCTGCATCTTTGCGACTACGGCAGACCCTCTGTTTCCAATCAGGGCTAGCTTTGCGTACTCGTCCTGAGTGTTCGAAAGTTGCGTATTGAAATCTGAAGACATCTGAGAGAACGCTTGCTGTCCCGCCATTGTCGTGTTTCGTTGCACAGCGTCCATCAACGAGGTCTCTGCTTTCGCACTCATGATGGGAAACTTCTGAGCGATTGACGGCATCTGAGGCGCAGACGGGTCCATTGGGTCTTGCGCTTGGTAGTTCATATGAGCAATGAATTTAGCGATCCCGTTCTGGGACATACGTCCGGTCATCGCAGCGTTCACCATGATCCCCAAGTTTCTTGCTTGGAGTTGACCGGTCGTTTCGCCAGCCCGTGATGTACCGCCTTTAAGGATCGAATTGAACGCCGCTGCCGTGATCTCAGGCTGTGCCATCTTGTTGTAGATCGACCGGCGATACTCTAGATCAGACGCGGCCTTTTGAAGTCGAACAGTTTCTTGAGCGGCGGTAACCCGTGCGGACTCGTAATTGCTGGCCCATGCGGTTTGCATCGCCATGTTAACTGTTGGGTCATCCGTGCCATCTTGGTAATTGTCTCGCCAGTAAGCTGACGCATTTGCTTCGAAAGTGCTAGGTGCACGTTGCGCTTGCGCGAGGGCAAAATCGGAATACATCCGTGACCCAATGTTTGCACCAAGTGAAGACTTAAAGGTGTCAACGAAATGTTTATTCCCCTGTTGTTCGGGACTTGTAGTGCTTAACGCTGCGCCTACGTCGCGAGACTTTGGGTTCTCCATGTAATAATCAGTCGCGGAGACAGTCGCTTGTTTCTTCATGTCCACAGCGTATTCTTGCGCTTCGATCTTTTGGTTCTGAAAGTGCGCGTCTTGGAAAGTACCAATAGTTTGCGAAACGGAGCCAAAGAACTGATTAAAGGCATTCGTAAGGTCACCACGAAACGGGTCTAGCCCAGCACCTTCGCTCTGTATCTGGGGAACTTCTTGAGCAAACGATTGCGTTTTGACACCAGCGAGACCACCAGTGGCTCCACGATAGTTGGTCTGTGACCGAGCCATTCTAGCCATTTTATGCCCCTATTCCCTTGATCGCGTTTAGCTGTTGTTGTTGTCCGTAAGCATTTGCACCAATCGACAACATCGTTGATGTCTTCTGGAGTTTCGCCGTGGTTTTACGTGCAGAAACTTCAGCCAGCGTGTTGGTTGTCTGATTTTGAGCCAGTGTCGTGCGGCTAATGTAGTTCTGCTTGGCAGCACCTTTTTGACTTTCGAGCGCCAACAGTGCGTTCTGTGAGGTCTTGTCGAGCCTCGTATAGTTCAACGCATTTCCATACGCTTCTTCAAACAGGATCGTACCAAGACTTGCGTCGGACAAAGCTGTTTCAGTTGCCCTCATTGTGCCTAGCGACTCGTTTGCTGCGCGAAGGGCGTCTGACTTTTCGTCAAAATCGCGTGACTGTTCGTCAGCCATTTGCCTGTTGGTTTCTTGATACTCGGCTTTGGTTTGCGCTTGGGCCGCTGCGTACTCTTGCTGTAACTGCGCGTTGGCTCTTTCAGCCGCTTGGTTAGCTTGGGCAATAGCAGCACGTTCAGCCGCCTGTGCGTTCATCATCTGCAAGCCCATCAGACCGGCTGTTATTGGATCACACATGATGTCTACCCCGCTCTCGTTATTTCGTTGAACAATCCGGTGTAATCTATCGACGTAATGTTCATGGGTTTCTCTGTGTCGTTCAGTATTTGGATTTCCACAGTGTCTGATCGTGACATCACAGGACACTTAAATGACCCCAAGGGGGCAATCGCAGGGACACCAATCAGGTTGGCTCCAGACCCGACGATCCGTCCCGTGAACTGAAAGGTCTTAGCGTCTCGAAAGTCAGCGGTGACTTGCACCTTAAAGTGACCCGTGTCCTTGAAGTTGAACTTCATGTTTTTCAACTGGAACCGTCCGGTCGTGATGGTCGTTTGCTGACTTGATGGATCACGCGGGTACAGCTTCGAGAGGATCACGCGAGAGGTGAACGTGGTCCCAACGATAGCTGCACCGCCGCTAAAGTCTCCAACCGCTGTGATCGTTGTGCTAGTCGGGTGCGAGACATTTAGAACTTCACCAACGAGGCCGGTTGTAAAGTCGGTAGACAACACGACCGTCGCGGCGTTTTGATGTGGATACGGTGTGGTCCAAGTAGTCAGGCCCGTACCGGCGGCATAGGTTCCCGTCAGTGATACCTGACGATCCATGCTGATCTGATAGGGATGCTTTTCGTTTGACAACTCGTAGCGCAAGAAGATTTTCTCAAAGACGGTCGTGCCGTTGCGCGTGAGGACCATGAACAGTTCACCGTTGATGATCTCCATGTACTTAATGACCGAGCCGGTTCCAAAGGTCCATTTTGTCCAAGCTGATTGGGCCTTGGTGTTTCCGTCCATGTACATCTTGTAGCAGTAGAGTGCGTTTGGTTCTGACTCACTGAGGACAAATATGAGATCATTAGTCGGATCGCCGGTCATACGCACGATGGGCGCAGGGACATACGAAAGGGCGTGAAGCGTAATGTCTTGAGCGACGTTTGACACCGACGTGTCATCGTATTGATACTCAAAGACAATCGCATCGCGTCCAGACTGAGCCGCAAAGTACAGCGTGTTACCAAGCGTAATCGGGCGGCACTTTGGTTCGGTCAAATAGGTCGTTGCGCGATCCACACTGGCAGTCGATGGGGCCAGCTTCTCGGACCCGCTGACTTCGAACTGCGCCTTGTCACTGGTCAGAAAGAGTGACTTACGGAACGCCGTAGCGTGGACCAAATTGTTCACCGTGTCTGATGAAACAGTTAGTCCAAACCCATCGCTGTCTAATGATTGTGTCGAAAAGTCAGGCCAAAATGTAAAGTACTTACCGGACTGCGAAAAGAACACCGTCTCGCCAGACACAAAGCCCAAGCGGTTGCGGTGGTAAAACAATGCGGTAACCTTCGATCCCACAAAGTCTGGATCAGGAACCGTTTCGATATCCCCTGCGATCCGACTAGCGTAGGTTCCCTGTTTGAACGTAAAGGTTCCATTAGCGTTTCGAATGAGAAAGTGCGGCATGGTCGTGGCGTCAAAGGCATTGTCAGCATAAGGGTCGGCACTTTCGACCCAACCGCCTTCGTCGGGATCAAACTTGGCCCAATAGCCAAACTGTTCGCCGTCCACGTTTGCACCGACGCGAATGTTGTATCCGGTGGGTGCGGTCAGCGGTAAGTATTCCCGTTTCGACACGACCTCAGTCATGCTCCACGGTCCATATGTCGCGTCTGATCCAGCGTGTGCGATGGTAAACGCGGCGTTCCCTTGGATTACAATGGTCTGGTCGAGTACCGTGTGGGTAAACCCAGAGGGCAGCGAGATGTTCGAATTGATATTCGATTGGACCTCAGTGCCACTAATAGAGTTCCCAGAGTAAGACCAAATGGTACTGGTTGATCCACCCGTCGTTATGCTGATTGAATAACTAGTCGCATTGTTCGTGGTCCGACAGTTGATCAACGCTTTGTACGGATCGGTGTAGGTGCTGGCAGTCATCGCCACGGTTTTCTGCGCGTTGGCGATCACAGTGTAATCTGCCAGTGTCACGAAAGACACATCGTCTCGTTCCGCACCCGTAATGTAGGCCACACCGTTTGGCGTGGTGACGGTCTTTTCGACACCATCAAGATCAAACACTTTGATCGTATTGTTATTTACGACAATCATGTATTGTTCGGCTGTGTCACGCGCGTATGCATAGATCGCCGGTTTGTGACTAGCTGAGATACTCGACATGTTCGAAATGTGTCGGCTCGACGGACGGCTTTCGACACCACCGTTGACCACTGAGACCAATACGTTTTCTGCTTCTTGTACTTGTCCTGGGAGCCTGACGGGATCGGGTTGTCGGCTGACACCTTGGTACAGCGTTTTGATCGCTTGTTGGACTAGTTTACCCATTGTTATCTCCCCGATATCGGTGAGTTGCGGTAAGTCGCGTAAGACATGTACGCACTGCTAGTCAGAATGTTGTTGTCTTCATTTTCGGCTTCCATGTCCATCAGAGCCGCATAGCCTTCTTGCTCTTGTCGAGCCGCAAAGCTGTCGAGCAACGTGCTGCCCATCGCGGACTCTTGGAACTTACGGGCCGCACGGAATGCGATGTAGTTCTGTAACTCAAAGTTTAGCGCATCGAAATCTAGCGAGATCAATACGTCTACTTTGAGATCACGGTCGAAGGTGTAGACGTACTTGCCGATATCAAACAGTTTGCGTTTACCGTCTTGTTTGCGGACCGTCACGTTGACGTCCTTATCGTCGCCAACTGTGTCTACTCGAAGGTACTGGTCTGGCACCATTATTTCGTTGTCACTGTTTCGACTAAGCGTGATGCCTAGTTCTGAGTTTTGTTGCCAACCTTTTGCAAGAACCTCTTTGACCGTCTGGTCCAGTTTGAGTTCGGCGGCTTCAGCGTCGGGCAGACCACTAGCCAAACTAGACACCGGTGTTTCACCAATGACATTCAGAATGATGTTGACTGCTTCAATCTTTGTCAGCATTGGGTTTCTCCAAATTCAAAAAAAAAGGGACACCCACAGTTTTACCCGTGGATGCCCCTTAGATCGTTTAGGCTTTCTTAAATTCGATAGCCATTTCTGGACGCATAGTACCGTGACCAACGAACATTTTGCTTACGACAAAATCTTCAAGACGTCTAACGTCGCGCTCAGTTTCCATGCTGATGTCGAGCAACTTGACGGTCGCCACAGCTTGTGGACACCACATGACACCAACGGTGTTTGTGTAGTTCGCCCGATACTTGCTGTAGACGGTAGCTGTTGACGTCTCGTTGGTAGTTGGCATGTTCCGCGATTTGCAGATTGTCACACCGTCGATTACCATCGTGTCAGCACGTCCAGCAACACCACCGGTATTCGGCTGACCCGCAAAGTCGCGGTTCAATACGAGATACTGATTGGAAGCGTCTTGAGCGTACTTGATCGCGTCAAAGACCTCAGTGGTCACAGCGAGATATCTCGGCATGTCCTCTGGTACGTCTTTGTTGAACAAGCGGATGTTTGCGTCGCGGATAGCTTCGATCCACTCCTTACCGTTGTACACGCCGCTGCCGTTTGGTGCGAGACCAGTGTCAGTAATTGACTCACCACCAGGAAATGGTGACGCAGCCGCTTGACGGGCGGCGAGAATCAATTGACGGAACACGTTCTGGTCAAACACTTTAGCAAGCGCACGTCCCATCTCGGCTGAGATGATAGAACGCATGTCGAAGTGTGACAGGATACGGTCGAGGTCTGCAATCGCGTAGTGAGACACAAGGATGTCATCTACGTTGATTGTCAGTTCGCTTGTGCTGAAATCATTGCCGAGCATTTCCTGCCCAGGAGTATGATATTCACTGGTTGCTTTCCAAGTTTTCGGAAAGCGATACGACTTCGCGCCACCATTGAGTGATTTCACGGTGTGCTTGTCGAGGGTCACAGTCGCGTTATCGAAAGCGGTAAGAACTTCACCACCAAAGATATCAAGATATAAGCTACGGTTGTCTAGTGATCCACCAGACGTCGCGCCTTTACCAAAGCGTACTGGACTACTGTTATCGCCAAAGGCCATTTCAGTCTCCATTTGGTTAAGATTTAAAGGTTTCTTTTCGCCTTCGTCTTTTCCACATGGATTGTCCGACGTATCGGGTCGCATCTGTAATCAGTGTAGGGCTAGGTCACTTGGAGACTTGCCGATCTCAGTCAGTAACCTCGGTTGCCGTCAGCGGGGCAAGTGCATTCGGCAGAAGCACGACCGCAAAGCAAAAAAATAGAGGGCGTTAAGCCCCCTAAGATTATTTCTTGGGAAATCCCTTTTTCATATTCGAGTACGATTTAGCACTCACAGTTGATTTTGACTTGGGCCGAGACGTTCCTGCCTTCTTTCGGGCATTCATGTTGGCATATAGACCTTTTTTCTTTGGCATTATTCTAAATCCCATTGTGCACGTTGCATTTTCATAGCGACCTGTTGTCTAAACGCTGGGTCACTTTGGTAAGCAGGGTTCGACATGTCCGCTTTCATTTCCGCTTTAGATCGATAGCCAGACGATGTGGACGTGGTGATACCCGTACCGTTTAGCAGTGAGGGTTCACCTGTTGATTGCTGTTGTCGGGTTCGTAGAGCATCGATTGCGACCGTCCAATCAGACGATCCGAGCATTTCGTTATAGCGATTTAGTTCTGTTTCTGGGACGTTGTCTTTCGCCCAGTTCGACAACGCATTCCATTCCGCTTCACCGCCGGCATAATCGATTGCTTCCTTGGTGCTGGCCTCTTGCCGGTACACCATGTTATCGACATACGTCTTAACAAGTTCACGTTGCAGACCCACTTTAGCCAATGCGGCGTATGCCTCATCTGACAGATCACCATTGGTCTGTATTTGTGTCTGTAGTTCTGACGGGTCCAGACCGGCGGTAGTAACGATGTCAGCCACAGCCTCGTCGTTGCTTTCAGTTTCGTTAGTAGGCGTAGCGTCTTCCGTCGCTTCAGCTTTCGCTGGTTCTGCCGGTTTACCATTGAGACGATAATCAAGTTCTTTTGCGTGAGATTGCCAATCGTATTGGCCTGTTTCAGCGTTGTAAAACTTGTCATGTCCATTGTCTGGTTTTGGCTCCACTGGTAGTTTCTCAACCGGATCAACTTCTGCCACTTCACGATTTTGGAACTTGTCAGCCATCGCTTTGTTGTATTCTGGACTGCCTTCTGTGATCGTTTCTTGTTCTGCCATGCTTACCTCTACTGTTGCATTACTTGTTCACCAGCCATGCCGCCGACTGCTTGACCGGCAGCACCCGCCATCGCTTGTGCGCCTTGCATCATGGCTTGCTGTTGTTGTTGTTGCTGTTGGATTTCTTGGACTTCTTCTTCAGACCGGACAGCGTCTGGAAGGTTCAGACCGTGGAACGCTTTGCCCAAAAGTTCGCTGAACTTAACGTAAGCCAGCGTCTCAGGTGGCATCCCTTGGATAAACTGAAGTGCCGTTTGGACACGCGAAATGTCTTGCTCACGACCCAGTGCTTCGAGACCTGTCAGGATCACGGGTTCAATCATTCCGTCAGGCCACGGCGGTAGCTGTCCACTTCGTTTCATTTGGAGAACAAGACGCGACATACGGGCTTGCTGCATGTCAGCGTTCAGTTGCGAATAGACACCACCAAGAGTTCCTTCGAGTTGTTCGGTCATCTTGCGGACTTCAAACGCTGTGGTACGTTCCGAGTCCCTTACGGTCTCCGCGCCCATGAGAAACGCCGCCGACAGTTCGCGTGTTTGTCTTTCGAGTTCGTTAGCACACAACTGCATTCCGCTGTTGTTCGCGAATTGCAACATCACGACGTCTTCTGGGTTGCCTACTATGATGTCGCCGTTGTTAGCCTTCGCGAACCGACGTCGCAAGTTGAGACCACCGGCAGCATTTGGACGGATCATGGTGACGTTGCGACTAGCCATTGCGGCCCCGTCGAGCATCGATTTCGACAAGGCGTCACATGTGCGTAGGTCTGGCAGATGCTCATCGACCTTGCCGCGACCGTAGTCCTCGCCAATCACACTGGTGTAGCGCAATGCATTGTACGGAAGCGTTTCGTATTTGCCCTCAGACCCAGCGACCTTCTTGCCGTTGATCTCCTGATAGCAAACGAAAATGCCCGTCTTGTCCATCTTGCAGTGCGTGTAAAGAGGCACAGAGTTCTGTGAGAAATCATCAGCCGCCACCAGTTTCCGTGCGGATTCTGGCAGTGCTTCTGGACTGAGGTACTCTTCAGTGATGATCTCTTTGACAGCACCGGTGATATCACGCGACACGCAATATTGGTCTAAACGAAAGACACGAATAGAGTTGTCGGGCTGCATCATTTCGAGGGCATTGCCGGTGACCAAAAGATACTGGAGCGCAAGGTTAGTCGCACGTCGCCATTGTTTTCTTTCGATCTCCGCTTGGATTAACTGTTCGGAAAGCACCAAGCCCTGCACGATGTCAGTACCAATAGCCATTTCGCCTTGGGCAATACGTGCCTCTGGTGGGATATCCAGCTTGAACGATGGTTTCCCTGGGGGATACATCGCAACCATTAGCCGAGCCGAGAGAGACACAACGGCTCTTGCGCCGAGACCTTGGTACGGTTCGGGCATCGTGCTGTGTTCGTTGTGTCCCTCTGGGGGCATTAGATACGGAATGGTCAGTTCAGCACAATCCCGCGCTCGGCGTAAGTACGGATCACGCTTCGCCTTCATTTTAGCGTAACGGGCTTTAGCAGTTTCTGCCATTGTATTACCCTTTATTGGTTCGTGTTGATGCCAGTGCCAACTGACCGTGCGGGACTACCGCTGCCCAGTTCAATTCTGAGATTGCTGCGAATGGACTTGCCCTTTTTTTTGTTGGACTTCGCCGTCGTATACGCCTGTGAATCAGGCAGAATTGCTGCGCTGGGCGTGGGTGCTGTCGGGGCTTTTAGTTCCGGTGGCGGCGGCGGGGGTGGTGGCGCAGGGGGTGGCGGGGGTGGACTTTTAGGGAAGCACATTATGTTAACCTTTTTTGGAGAGCGACTGAGGGTTCTTCGAAGCCCATAGTTTCGTAGAGCGCGAGGGTACGATCGTGGTGAACACCGGTTGAAACGCCGAGACTGATTGTCATGACACCAATGTCTCTAGCCCACGCCTCGTATGCCTTGATTAAACGCATCGCAGCGATCCCGCCTCGCTTGTCCTGTTGAACAAACAGAGCGAGATCAGCCGCGACACGATCCTTGGAGAACCACTGGGAGTACGCGGTGCCAAGGAAACCACCGACCACGACAAAGTCATTCGTACAGACCAACGCACAGTAATCTTTTGGATTATCGATAGCGGTGCGTACCAGTTGTTTGACCTTTTCGTGGTCGAAATAGTACTGACTGAAGCGCGGTGACTCGAAGTGCATAAGAGCGGCAAGAGCCATCACGACCGGCAGATCGTTATGTGTCATGGGTCTGATCATTCACCGGCCTCATAGTCTTCTTTAATCAGAACAAGCCCGTCGATGAATTCACGGACGGCTGCGTAACGATGCGCCAAGATGACATCCTCATCGAACTGTATGCATCGACGGGGATGATGTTTGTCCAACGCTTCGATAAACTTGAGTGTTTCTAAGGGAAGGTCATCCATTGGCAGAAGTCTCCGCTTGGTTCCACCGCTGAAAATCCTCTTCGAGAACTTCTTGTGTCCGATAGCTGGCCTTACAGATCGGACACTGTCGTTTGCGGCGGGTGTAATAAACGTCGTTACGGATTACTTGCGACGTGAAGACTACTTTAGTCGCGTGATTGCCACACACATTACAGCCCACAAGGTTCATCATAGGCCGGTCCCTTTCCACAGTTTGAGTTGCGCTTCAGCTTTCGCCAATTCGTGGCGAAGTTCGTCTGCTTCCTTCTTTGTGATTTCATAAAGTTCTTGGAGTTTTGCGTGGGTTTCACGATCAATCATGTCGTTCACCGTATTGGACATGCGCCAGTGGCACATTCATCGTCCATTAGTTCTTCGAGCGTGTTGTACAGTTCGATGTCTACCGGAAGTAACTTATCGTTGTACTCATAGAACGTCTCAGCATCGACAACTTCTTGGGGCAGATATTTGTATCCCAAGTCTTCTGCCGTTTTTGATGGATCATTACGAAACAGCCAAGATACCCCAACGTATGAGTCCCAGTTCGCAAGTAACCAATCGACAATACCATCAGCTTCGCTTGGGTCATAAGATATCGTGACGGAACAGTTCTGCTCGACGTAATGTTCCATTAGCATCTTGTAGCGGCGTAGCTGGTCGATAGCACTTTCGAGGTTCACTTGTTTACCATTGACCGAGTCGAACTTGAGGTCTTTCCACTCGACCGGAAAGGTCACCAAGACTGCGTCTGGGTCCATTGGGTTCTGAATGACCTTGTAGTTCGCAGCTTGAAGCATCCCCAGTATCGGGTCGTGTCTACTAAAGTTCACGTTGTTGAAGATGTAACGACCGAGCGGTTTGTGCACACCTTCTGGACAGTCCATGATCTTGCTTAAAGTGCCACTTGGTTTGACCGTCGTGACATTCTTAGGGCGTGGAGTTCCCAGTTCGTCTGACATACTGTAAGCAGCTTGGACCACAATGTTTCGCAGTGACTTCAGATCGTAAGCCGACAGGTGACCACTGACGATGCCTGTTAGCCCCACACCGCACAACCTCAAAAAGTCGTTGTTCTGTTGCCAAGCCTCTTGCAGAATGCCGTCATTAAAGTTCACACACGTTTGTCGATAGTTAGCACGGGCGACAATCTTTGCAGCATGGTGCAAGCCATTGGTATCACCTACGAATTTACTAACGTCGATCTCGCATAGATTGCATACGCTCTTGTCAGAAAGCAAAATCTCCGCGCACGGGTTGCATCCGTCGAACCAAGGTGCCCTCGCTCTGGCAGCTTCACCGTTAATAAATCCTGGCTCCGACCCGTTGCTGTCAATCATTAACTGAAAGATCGATGAAAGTTCTTTGCGGCTTGGCTTCTGGTTGAAGATCAGCGAGTTGTTCGACTGAGAGCGTTGCGGATTGTCTATCCAATGTTCGTTCTTCGCCGTGGCGAACTCTTCCCATTCGGCTGATCCGTACTCAACTAGACAAATTTCTGCGCTGCGACGGCTCGACAAAACTGTGCCTAACCAGTTGACGATATCCAGAATGTCCATCTTCTTGAGCAACTGACCGGCACGTTTAGACATGATCGTCGCGATAGCTGTGAACGCTTTGGCAATCGCAGCGTCACCCGATGATATCCAACCGTAACCTGCAAGTCGGTCACCGGCTGGGCGTATTTGACTAAAGTCGAGAACAAGAGTGTCCGCTGGATACTTACCAGCCATCAGTTTGCCGACAGCTTTAGCCCACCCCTCTGCAGAGTCACCAACAGCAATCGACCAGACCTTTTTGTCTTCATCCCAACGCTCGACGTTGTGGTCGCAGCCGCCTTTAGCTTTACGCTTGGACCGTTTGACCTCGACGTTCATTGGTTTCGTAAAGCCATTCAACGTGCCAGCCCGTGGTACAAAGCCGACGCCAGCACCTTGCAATAGGAGCCACAAGATATCGACAAGGTCACTGACAGTTTTGGCGTGGGTAAACGAACAGTTAAACATCGATGCTTCACGACGCTTGCTGATCTCTGTGCCACCAAGCCAAAGCGTCCGTCCACTCATAGAAACTTTGCGGTCCATCATTAAGCTTTTTAGAACGGCGAGTTCGTTGTGCATCACGTTGGTGACTTCTTTAGCCCCAGCCGCACGACACCAGAGCCAGCCCTGATGGTCGATCACACGATCAACTGTTTGTTCCCAGCTTTCGAACTTCGTACCGGCGTCATCCAGAGGACGGTTGTATGTGCGGCGCGTGATAATCTGTGCGCGTGTCGATGGTGATCTCATTATAAAATGTCCTCAAGATATGGGGGGCGATATGTGGTTGGCTTCAAGACTTTGCCGTTGGCACTATAGACAGCACCATCGTCACTGAACTTTGTCATGTTCGATGCGTGAACACGCTCGTATGCCTTTGAAAGATTGAGACCAAACGTGGCGGCAAACCCACTGAGGGTGTACTGAACGTCAGCAAGTTCTTTCAGTAGGTGAGCCTTCAGTTCGATGGCTTGCTCGACTGTCACTGGTTCAAAATCAACATCGTCCATCTTGTCAATTGCATCTAAGACCTCATCGACTTCTTCAGCCAAAAACTTGAAACGCTTGTAGCATTCAGCTTTGGTGAACTCGACGTTCAGCGGGTGTCGTGCAGCTTCTGCGAATTCCTTGTAAGTTTCTTCTCGGTTCAACAGTTTATCCAGTGCGATCCTAGTCATTGCTCACGACCTTTGTTGAACTCTTTGATGAGCCTCTGGAGATACCACTGCGCTTTTTGGAGGTCCGCTTCCGGTCTGCCTTTGGTGGCGTATCGGCTGACGTACTTGATGACGTTGCTGACGCAGACCGCTTCGTTGCCTTTGAGTTTCTCGCAGACTGCAAGACTGTAATCGATGGTTTCGATACCGTTGCGGAACTTGTAGTGCGCTGGGCTGATGGTTTGTGCCAGATCGTTTCCGTTGGATGCCATAATTTTACTTCTCCCGTAGTGTAATTGTAATCTTCGAACCGCAATATCCTTGCGAGTTGCATCATGGTGATTGCGTATTTTGTGGTCAGTCGGTTATCGACAAACGCTGCGACGGTGGACTGCCAAAGGTTTTGTTGACTGCCGCTGTCGAGTATCTTCTCGGCTTTCGCTGGGCCAATCCCTGGAATGCCTCGGTAGTTGTCTACGCTGTCACCCGTCAGGGCTTGCTTGTAGATCAACCGGTCAGCCATCCCACGGTTTGTCCTAAGTGGTCTGGTCATGCGGTCGGGGTTGTAGAACTTTGTAGGCAGGGTCATCATGTCTTTGTCGATACTGATCACGACAGGGTTCGTAAGGTCGGGATGACCACTGAGAATTCCCAACACATCGTCGGCTTCAAGACCGGCGAAGTGGACCGACTGATGTTTGTCTTTTAGGTACTCAATGACCGCACTGAGTGCCGGTGGGCTTTCAGAACCTTTGCGGTTCCCTTTGTATTCGGGGTAGATGTCGTGTCGAAAGTACACCCGTGATGGACACGACCAGCACATGATGATTTTGTTTGGTTTAACTACCCGTGTCCAGTGTTCGACCAACAAGTCAGCCTCACGGATCGCGGTCTTTGGGTCTCCGATTAAGACGTCATCGAAGCGGTCCATAGTTTTTGCAGCCGCCCGATACGCAATGATATCGGCGTCAATAAGCGCAACAGTCATATGATTTCCTTAGTGTGTTTCGAGCCATGATTTGCCGATGTCGTATGACCCACTGGTCGGACAACGGAGACCTAATCGTTCCCCCGCAAGGGTGATTGCTTTGGCGAAGAGTTTGCCCAACGTCTCTGCGAGTTGTGGTTCGCACGACAGTTGGACTTCATCGTGCACGTTGGCGCAGTAGTGCCACCCAACAGGCCGGTCGTTCACCACAAGACCTTCGCTGACGCAGAGGTCGTAATGAAAAACTTGTACGGCTTTCTTCATAAGTATCGCCCCGCACGATTGGAGCAAAAAGTTTAACGCCGAGTGTTCACTCTTGGTCGGTACACGACGCTTATCGACACCCAAGATGTAGCCCTTTTGGGATTTCTTAACGACGATGTCTGAAAGTTTACCGAGACCCACGACACCCTCACCGATACGCTTACGTGCCTCTTTGCCCTTGAGTGGACTACCGGCGTCCCGTAAAATTTCGGAAAGTTTGCGGTCGGACGCACCGTAGAGGTATGCATATGTGAGACGTTTTACGTCATTCCGATTTTCAATTTGTACCAGCTTGCCGGTCATCGAATGGACGTCGGTGCCTTTGTCTTTGTCGCCTAGTAGTAGCTGATCGCGATACCGACCTTCATCGAACAGGCCCAAGTATGACGCAAGCATTCTCAGTTCGAGCGCGTCTGCGTCGATCCCTACGAGTAGGTGACCAACGTCTGGCTTCCAGACCTCACGCATCCGTGGGTCTTTCTTATCGATTTGCCCCATGTTCGGGCCGAAATGTGAGCATCTCGACGTGGTTGTCCCAATAGTATTGACCTTGCCGTGGACATAACCACGACGGCTGACACACTTGAGCCACCCGCTGTCACCCTCACTGATCTGAGAGAGTTGCTTTTGGCACCTAAAGTATCTGCTTAGTGCTTTGGCTTCTGGGTACTTGAGGATCGACAACACGCCTTCATCGATCTGTGGACTACCGGCGGGGGTGAAGACTTTGGGTTTCCAATTGTACTTAGCGATCAGGCGTTCAGCGATCTGCTTACGGCTTCCAGGATTAAAGATTTCTATACGATCCTTGAGACGCTTGCCGGTCTTTTCGCTCCACCTTTCGTGCGTGATGGGCGGGAAGATTTCTTGCAGTTCCGCTTCGATCTCCACCATCTCGCCACGCATCTCCACCGCCAACGCTTGTGCCGCTTCGACGTCTAGGCGAAACCCGTGTTGCTCTTGCAGATGGATGACCCACGCGAAGTCATGCTCCAATTGAATCGCAGCACCCAGCGTGTAATCAATCAGCGTCTGTAGGTGCTGATAGACTTTGGTCGTTACGGCGACGTCTTGATCGCAGTACGCCCCCATCTCTGGCGTGAAGCGAGACCAATCGTCGTGGTCTCCCTTTTCGAATCCCAACTGTTCACCCCACGCCGCGAGGCTGTGACGTCTGCCGGTAGGTTGGACGAGGCGTGAGACAATAAGACTGTCCCAGATCAAGTGGCGATCCATCACGTCATCACCGTAGATCATCGCGAGTGCTGGGTAATCGAACCCAATTCCATTGTGAAATACGACACGGTCGGCGGTGCGTAGTCGGGCGAGGCCGTGCGAGATCGGTGGGTAGTCAGGGTGATCGGCGTAGCACGTCACCGTGCCATCCAGTGTGCCAATCGAAATGCAATGCACTTTGGTTAGCTGATGGAGTAGTCCATCTGTTTCAATGTCGGCAATAAGAATATCCGGTTGATCCATTTTGTTACATGTCCTCAATGTCATCAAAGTTGTCTGGGTTTGCTTCATAGAGAGTTGCTGTATCGTGGTCGTACACAAGGTGACCCATTGGTCCCGTTATGCCCACGTATCGATTCTTTAAACACGCGACCTTCAGTATGTCTTCACCACCGGAAGCGTCACGACTGACAGCGACCACGGTGTCTGCGAGTTGCGCCACCGATTGTGATCCACGCAGGGACGAAAGTGTTGGTTCGGCTCCGTCTTCGAACCCTTTGTCACCACCTGATCTGCGTAGGTGGCTGATGAGTATGATCGAACAGCCGTACTGTTCGCTGAACTGACGCAGCTTCGACATTGTGTAGTCGATCTGTTGTCTCTCGGACCCCGTGTTGCTGACCATAAAGTCTGCGCCACTGAGCAAGATCGACAGGTGATCTAACACCACGAACTTTGCGCCCAACGCGACCACCATGTATCTCATTTTCGCTAACAGGTGGTCACTGTCTGCCGAGCCAAAATGATCGAACAGCGTCACCAATCCGTGTCCAAGTGACGAGTCAAATGCGTCTTTGCGCTGGGCCTCGGTCAGATCGTTGGGTAAATGCAGTGGTTTTTTTGCAGCAAGCGACATGAACCGTAGTGCTGTACGGCTGACGCTCTCTTCAAGCGCGATGTATGCGACAGGTTGCTGTTGATTTACCGCCAGATCGTAGGCCAACTGAGCCGAGATCGTACTTTTGCCAACGCCTGACCCAGCCGTGAGAACCAAGAGTTCACGGTCACGCAGACCATAAAGTATTTTATTCCAAGTCGGAAACGGATACGGCGCACCCATGTCGATATCTTTGTTAATGTCATCCCAAAGTTCCTTTGCGTTAACGACACCGTCAGGTCGTTGGGTTTTCGCTTCGTAGACACACGAAATTAGTTCCTTCACGCGACCAGCGATCAGCATCTCACCAGCATCTTTAAGAGGCGTGGTGGCGATCTTAGCTTTCCCTGGGGTTATCAGATCGGCACACTTTTGTGCTGCTTCCGCACCCGCTTGGTCGTTGTCGAACATAAAGACCACCTCGTTGAAACCTTCGAGGAACTCAATGTTTCGGGTGATCGCTTTGGGACTGCTTTGTGCACCACTTGGGATCGACACAACAGGCCATGTTGGGTTCACTTGGTGGTACGCAAGGCAGTCGATTTCGCCTTCAGTCACGACGATACGCTTGCCGCCTTTGTTGGTCCACAGATGCTGACCGAATAGCTGCACCTCAGTCATGTCGCCGGTCGTGTAGAACTGCTTGCCAGCCGCTCTGATCTTCTGGCCTACAAGCTGACCGGATTGATCGCGATAAGGTGCTACGTGCACCGGCTTGCCGTTCTGTTCTGCGATTTGGTAGCTGAATTTTTTGCAAGTCTCTTCACGTATCTTGCGGTTCTTTAGTGCCGAATAGTAACCACTGGTAATCAGGTTGCTCACTGGCTGTTTCCTTTTTGGGCGTATGGTCTCTCCCTGCGAACTGTATTTCGAACAGGAGAAACAAAAAGTGTGGTCCGTGTAGACACTCAGAGCGTCCGACGAACCACACGCACTGCACGGCTGGTGGGTCTCAACCAAGGCCACGTTGCTGCGCCTCATAGACAGACGCCGAGCGGTTCAGCACGTACTCAACGAACCGCTGACCGGTCGGATCGATCTTCCGTTGTCTAATGAAAGAGTACCCAATGACTTCAAGGTCTTTGATCCTTCGAGGCAACGCACGGATGCGGTACATGCTCCGCGCTTCCATGTCGTTGATCCGATAAGTGATCCGAAAGTGACGTTTTAATGTGTCGATTTGCGACATGTTTATCCCTTTGAGTTTGCGTAGTGAATTACGATTGCTGGTGCCTCATCTGGTTCAGCGTATCGTTTGCTGATTGTCAGACAGTTCACCTGATCGTCATCCCACCAGATTCCAGAATGTGTAGTGAGGCTGTCGAGTATACCTTTGGCGTAATTATCGACGTCGCCCCGTGGATACGCACGTTTGCCAGTGCGTGGCTTTGGCACCACGGCTTCGACCACCACGTCTATAGGTCCGCTCATTGGTTCTGCGACGTGGTTCTCTAAAGCCTTTTGCATTTCTAAACGAAAAGCTTGGTAGGTCTTGCCGTAGTAAGTTCCCCAACGAGACACGCGAGGTCGTGACGCTGGGACCGGAGTGACTGCGAGATGTATTGTCAGCGCAGCCGCTCCGAGGTGACGCACTGCGCTAGATGTCGAACTCGTCATCGTCATCGTCCGAGGACTGTTCGCTTGCAGCGATGTCCGCAAAGTCATCATTGCCAGCGTTACGTTTGTCGCAAAGCATCACATTTCGAAGCTGGCCTGACACACCTTTGTTGCCACCAGTTTCGTAAGGGTTCAATGCGAATGACGCTCGAACCAGATCGCCTGACATTGGGACCATACCGTCTGGCAGTGGCTTCTTGGTGTCATCAATAAATCCTGGCTGGTACTTGGACTTACATGTGATCGTCCAGTGACCGTGGAATTCTTCCTTCTTGTTCTCATCGCCATCTTTGTGCGGCATCCGTAGAACTTTAGGTACGCTGCCGAATTCTTTCTCAGCGAGGTCGTTGGAGAACTCTGCCATTTGAGCGATGAAAGTTTCGACCGTTGGGTCACCTTTTTTGAGGCACAAGGTAACCTTGTATTTACCGTCAGAATATTGCTGACCCTCGTCAGGAGTGTTTAGCCACGCATAAGCAGCGGTTGCGGGTGGAGATACTACGATTTTGGTTGGGCGTTTAGCCATTCGATTGATCCTTTAGATACAAAAAAAAGCCCCCACTGAAATTAATCAGCGAGGGCAAGGTGGCTGCGAAATTGCAGCTAGGGAGAAAGCCAACCGGATGGGTGTACAGTTGGCAAAAGCCGCCGCTTGGTACAGAGGACACACTTTAAAGTTGACCCACCGATTACGCGAAGAAATACGGGGCTTCTAGCACCTCTTTGGGGTCGAAAGTTCCCTGCACTGGTGGCTCCGGTAGGTCTGCACCTTGGGCGGTACGTCTGACATAAGGGTGGAACTCATCAGCAATCCAATCGCCCTTAAAGATGTCGGCGGCGGTGGACCGGATGCTGTTTCTCATCATGTCCACGTTGGACGGATGGACTGCGAATGAATCGTGTATGGCACACACGTCCGTAACGCCCTGCACTTTGAGATCGACAATCATCCGGTGCATCAACGCGGCATCCAGCGAGTGAATCACGTTGGGTGACGCTCCGAGTGCTTGCTTGCGGCTGTTGAGACCACCGAGCGGGTTCTCGTCCCACAAAAAGTATGACCCCATGACGGTCTTGATGTCCGTCTTGCTGACGTTCCAGTACGATTGCTGGATCGTTGTGCCGGCTGGTGTGCGCCACCGCATCGCCACACCTTTTTCTGCCAGTGCCGTGGCGACTTGCTGGAAGTAATCCATGATCGGTCGGCTGGCGACCACGGTTTGCTCCAAAGCAATCACCAGTTTGTCCCGTAGGTACGCCGCGTTCTTCAGAAGATCACCGTCCAGCTTGTCCACAAACCCGTCAGAGATCAACTGGTCTTGTATGCCTCTTGGGGTGACACCATACGAGGTGGTCATACACGCACGTTTGCATTCAGCGCGGCCCACGTTGCCAACCCAGCGGTGCGCCTCTTCTGTGCGCTTGCCCATGCGGATGTCTTCAGCGATCAGAGCGTTCACCACGTCGGCGGTCTCACTGTAGATGTCAAACCGTGCGTCTTCCGACGAACAATTAGTCAGCTTTGCGCCAACCGGATCGCGTCCAAGCAGTGACATTAACTGAAGCCCGTTGTTCGAGCCGTCTTGGTGTACCGGCAGGGTAGACAGAAAGGTCTCAGGGTTGTCACAGCCAGTGGCAGCGGTCCACTCCATGCACGTCTGGAGAAACTCAAGTGGACTGTCTGCACTTGCCCAGAACTGAAAGCCGTCGAAGGGTTGCACTGCGCTGTCCTCAATGAGGTCGTGATGTTCAGCCGCCCAGACCTGCATTTCGTCAAAGGTCACCTTGTCGTTTCCGTAGGTGTTACACAGTCGGACAGCCAACCAGTAAAGACCACGCGGACCCAGTGCGACACCATTGGCAAACCGCATGGTCCCACGCGCCAGCCCGTCACCTTGAGGGTTCCAATCTGGGGTTGTGTAGTAGAAGCGGCCCCGTGTGTCCATCTTGATCGGGTGGAACAGTTCGAGACCACGGTGGTCGTTGGACAGATGGAACTTGCGGATCGCACTCTCACGTTTGCTGACGTCACTGGCGTTCTTTTCGTGCAGCTTGGTCAGATTGTATTTCCACTGCGCCCGTTCCTTTTTGGACATGCGTTCCCACTTATCGTCTTCAAGACGGTCGGGCAGTTCGACAGGGTCTGGCTTTGGAAGATACTCAATGATCTCTAGACCCTGATTGTATATCTCCATCGCCACATCCAAGATCGGCTCGTCAACACAGTACGGCACAGCACCAAGACTGTTGGCGGCGTCGAGCGTGGTCTGGCTGACAGGATCAGTGAGGCTAGCTGTGTGCTTGTGTAGACCACCACGTATGAAGTCCAGTTTGACCATACAGTAGCCACCCTTGTAGCGGCCCAGACGCTCACACCACTTCCACGGTTTGGACGCTATCAGCATTGGTTTGATCGCGGGGGTGACCACCTCGACACGGCTGTGGATGTCTTCGATCATCGCTTGACACTCGTTTGACAGAAAGACTTGTCGTTGTGTCTTGTTCCGCATCTGCACGTATTTCAGAATGAAAAACCCGTTGGTGTGTTCGACGGCTAGCTGCAACAGTTTGGCCCCGATGTGTCCTCTCTGATCGCGAGACCAATCAAGCGTTTCGATCTCATCGATCTTGCGGGTCCAGTTGCCCCACTGGCGCTGATTGAAATTCTTTGCGCGACTGATCAGCTTGGCTGCAAGGTCGGGACCACCGGTCTCTTGCGACGTCTTCTTGCTTGTCGCTTGCCACCGTTGGAACTCAATCTGTTGGCGCACTGCCACACCGATTTCCAAAGTGATCGAAGTGGCTGATCGACCGTGACAAAAGTCACCAGTGCGTATCCCCAAGATCGTCTTAACGGTCATCATCGCCAGCTTCTCGGCACTGATGAACGAGATGTGCCACCACCAGACTGCGCGACTACCCTTGCCGCTGTTGACGATCCCTTCGATCGCTGCGTCTTGCGCGTCTTCGATTGCAGGGACTAAGGTTCGCATCATGTCGGCAAAAATCTTCCGACCGGCGGCAGTCTCTGCCAGCTTCAGTTTGGGGTCCAGAAGCGAATCGCGATACTTCTTTATGCCCTCATCGATGCCAGCCATTTCGTGAATGATCTGTATTTCTTCGAGTGTTCCTGCGTTGTCATAAGCTACTGCGCGATCTTCTGGTGTGTCCAAAAGTGTGTCATTTTTTGTCATTCGTTAAGTCCTTGAATTCAGTAAGTTATTAATCGAAGCTTACTGTAGCCTGTTGATCGGTATCGATTTTTCTTAGGGTTTCAAGGGACTTTGGATCATCAACCGGTATGGCTTATTTATGGCGAACTGTGCGTGTACACAGTGATGATCTTCAGTAGTCCCTTGAAGTCGTTGTCTTTTCGTCATCCTTCTGACGTCATGTCGGGTACAGTAAACTCGAAGTGTGTCCGACAGTGCGCCAAAAAAAAACAGTAATCAAGCGTCAGTTTAAAAGTATTTTTCTCAGTGTCCGATAGTGGAGCGACCGTTGGACCCAAAGCATCACAAGAAGACCGATAGTGACTAGCGGATGAAGGATCACAAAGAACCAGATGTTGATCTCTTCGTAGGTCATGCCGAGTTCTTTACCCATCACCACCAGTATCTCTATGCAAAGGTAGAACAGGTCGTTTATCATTTGATCATAAGTCATGCGATTGCTCCAATATGTCTACGGCTTGATCTGCCAGTGCTGATGGTGACAGGTGGGCGTACCGTTCTGTCATTGAGGTGTTCGAGTGTCCAAGCAATTTGCTGACACCGTAGAGTGACATCCCGCCTTGTACTAGGCGTGACGCAAAGGTGTGACGCAGCGAGTGCGGGGTGAACCTACCGTACCGCTTGATCATCGACGGTGTGTTGAGACCAGCGCGGGTGATGGCGTCACGAATGGACTTACGGTCACCAGCCATTGGTTCCTTATCGTGCTTCCAAGACGGGAAGACATACGGGTGGTTGCCGTACTGTGCGTGACGTCGCTGTAAGACTTCGCGCAGACGTG